CAATGAAAAATATGCCTACTATGTCATTAAGCGGACCAGATAGCCCGCTTAATAAAGGACCAATTGGAATAGACTCATTTGACAGTGGACCAATGGACGACACACCGCGAAGCAGTATGGATAAGCCATCATCAGGCCCGTTCGACGGCGGACCGATGGATGATACACCAAGAAGTTCAATGGGCATGGATAAGCCCGCAGCTATGGGCAAGGACAAGGATAGTAAGCCTTGTGGGGTATGTGGCGGTATGCACGAAGAATATGATGCAATTGTTGCAGAGTGGGATAACTCACCAGACCCAGCTTACAGTGATGTTGACTACATGATTAATGATTTAGCAGGCGGAATTAACCGTCCAAAGAAATCATTTGCTCCAGTTAATGGTGGAGATAATCCAATGAAATTATCAGTTAAAGAAACACTCCAAAAAGCATTAAAAGAAGCTAAACAATCTAAGAAATGGAAATAACAGGATACAACCAATGACAGCAAAAGTAAAAGCAGTTAAGAAAGTTGCACCAGTAAAAGCAGCAGTTAAGAAAGTTAAAGCAGTTAAGAAAGTTGTACCAGTAAAATCGGAAGTTAAGAAAGTTAAAGCAGTTAAGAATATAGATCTAGCTGCCTTAAAGAAAGCTGACGATAAAACGAGGAAAGCATTAGCTAAAGAAACTTCTGATGCAATTGCTGCAATTGCAGGAATATCAGCAGAGCCGAGGAAAGTACCCGGAGCGAACGGCACTGGCATATATCATAGAACAATTAACGCAGTTAAGAAATTAAAATTCTGGTAAAACAATAAGAAACAAAAAATAATAACAATTTCAATAGCACCCTAGGGTGCTATTTTTTTGAGTAAATACTGTATGAGCAAATCATTAGATGGTGTAATTACCAAAAAAGCAAATTTAAAAGAAGCATTTACTGAAGATCAAATTTTTGACCTTCAAAAATGTATGGACCCGCAAGATGGATATATGTACTTCTCACGCAAGTTTGCATATATACAGCATCCAGTAAAAGGAAAACTATTATTTGAACCGTTTGAATATCAAGAACGATTACTTAAAAGTTACCACGATTTTAGATTTAATATTAATATGCTTCCTCGTCAAACAGGTAAGACAACATCAGCGGCAGTGTACTTGTGTTGGTTTGCAATGTTTCATCCAGATCAAACTATTTTAATTGCTGCACACAAGTATACAGGCGCCCAAGAAATTATGCAACGTATTCGTTATGTTTACGAGCTTTGTCCTGATCATATCAGAGCAGGAGTTACTAACTATAATAAAGGTAGCATTGAGTTCGAAAACGGGTCACGTATTGTTAGTGCTACTACAACAGGTAACACAGGACGTGGTATGTCTATATCATTATTATACTGTGACGAGTTTGCATTTGTTGCACCTAACATAGCCGAAGAATTTTGGACATCAATATCACCTACACTAGCAACAGGTGGACGAGCTATTCTTACAAGTACTCCTAATTCAGATGAAGATACATTTGCTACTATATGGAAACAAGCAGAAGATAAGTTTGACGCACACGGCAATGAAACAGAAATAGGTATTAACGGGTTTCATAGTTTTCGTAGCTATTGGGGAGAACATCCAGATAGAGATGAAGCCTGGAAAGAACAAGAAGTTGGGCGTATTGGCGAAGAGAGATTTAGACGAGAATACGGATGTGAATTTTTAGTTTACGATGAAACATTAATCAATGCAATTCACTTAGCTAATATGGAAGGAAATTCGCCTATTATTAATATGGGTCAGACACGTTGGTACAAGAAACCAGATCCACAGTATAGTTATGTTGTTGCACTAGATCCTAGTATGGGAACAGGTGGAGATAATGCAGCTATACAAGTATTTGAAGTACCAAGTTATATACAAGTAGCCGAGTGGCAACATAACACAACGTCAATTCCCGGACAAGTTCGGATACTAGCAGACGTTTGTAAGTATATAGAAAATGAAATTAAATCGTCAACGTCTATATATTGGAGTGTTGAAAATAACGGCATTGGCGAAGCATGTTTACTTGTAATACAAGATTTTGGGGAAGAACACATACCAGGATTATTTGTTAGTGAACCAATGCGAAAAGGTCATGTGCGTAAGTTCCGCAAGGGATTTAACACCACACATGGTTCAAAGATTTCATCATGTAGTCGACTAAAGACTATGGTTGAAAATACTAAAATGGTTATAAATTCTAAACCATTAATTAGCGAGTTGAAATCGTATGTAGCAACAGGTTCTAGTTATAGAGCCAAAAGCGGCGGATCAGACGATTTAATATCAGCAACTCTTTTAGCAATCAGAATGATAGCAGTACTCAAAGACTGGGATCCAAGAGTGTACAATACGTTTACTCAGGCAGATCAAGTTGAAGAATACGAACCGCCAATGCCTATCTTCATTAGCAGGAATTATTGATAAATAGTTTACAATGAGAAATTTAAATATTATAGCAGAAGAACTTTTTAATAAAATTAGAGGCCGATTTCCATCAGTCACTATTGGCAATGCCAACGGCGAAGTAACCAATGTACCTAAAGAAGCTAGGTATTTTGACTTTGACTTTAAAGAAGGTGAACGGTCTTTAGGTAAAGTTAGTGTTAGTGTCGGAAACGACACACTTGCAATTATGTATAGTAACGACTTTGTAACTCAAGAAGACACACTTACTAAAAATGCCTGGTATGACTTTTTAAAAGAAATACGAGTATTTGCAAAAAAACGTATGCTTAACTTTGATACTAGAGATATTAATAAGTCTAACTTAGACAAAAGAGATTATCAATTTTTAGCAGCAAATCGCCCAGGGGACATCACAATGGAGAGTACAATGTACGGAACAAGTAAAACTAGTTACCAAAATATAGGCGGTGCTAGGCTAGCAATTAAACATACAAACCCAATTAATCCAGAGCACAGTGCAGGACGTACAAAAAATGTTAGTGCAATTTATATTGAAAGTTCCGAAGGCGAACGTTTTAAATATCCGTTTAAACATTTAAATGGCGCAAGAGCAATGGCTCGACATGTTGCTGAAGGCGGAATGCCATTTGATGATTTTGGTACACATATTGTTGGGTTATCAGAAGAATTATCAAAGCTAAAGAAATTTAAATCGTATATGGGCCGTAGTGCAGTGATGGCAGAGGGACTAGCAGATTATACTAGCGTTGTTAATGATAGAATTCAAAGTGTAAAAAAGACCATTGAAAATATCCAAAAAGAATCACAATATAAAAAGATAGCTGAAACATTTGTAAAACCAGTACTAGAAGATGTTCCGTCAGATGTTGCTGAAAACTGGATTGATCAATTAACTATTAAACAGTTTAACGAAGAACTTAAAGATGTATTTCCTTACATATATAAGTTAGTTAGTGAAGCAACTAAAGCTAGTGAATTAACTGCTGATGATCTATTAGATGAAAGCAAAGAAGTAATGATATGCAAAGATTGTGGCGATGAAATGCACAAGCCTACAACAGATTGCAAACACGATTGTGATGACGAACAGGGCAGTAACTGGAAAGCAAAAGTAGCAGAAGGTGAACGTGAACCACCTGCAGGAAAATATAAAATACTGCCTGGGGATACAATATACAAAATTGCACAACGATTTGTAGGTCCAAACTACATGGACGGTGATGTAAATAAATTTGTAGACGAAATTATGAAAGATAACGGAATTGACGATCCTACAGAATTACAAATTGGACAAGTAATTCAAATGCCTCATCATGGAGGTAGTGGCCCGGACGGAGGCACACGAGGCTTTGCCGACACCGTCGATGTAAACATGCCTAACACGGACGAAGAAATTGATGCAGCTTTTGAAAAAGCTATGGGACAGTTTGCTGACGAGGAACACGAACCAGAAAAACCACAGTTACCTGTAACAGAATACATTATGTCAATGTACGATAGAGAAACAGGAGCATTTCCAAAAGGTGAAACAGCAATACTAACAGCAGTAGAAAAAGACTACGGCGAACAGTTTATTGAACCATGTAAAAACTTTATTGAAAGAATGCATACTACATTTGCAGAACATGCTGAATCAGATGACTTAGAACGAACTGCGGTACACAACGAACAAGAAGACGAACAGTACGATCGAGAAGATGCTGTACAACATGCACATCAAGACGATAACATGGAAGAATTAACTAGAATTAGAGAATTATCAGGCATATAAAAATAAACTCAGAATTTAGCAGAAAGAGGTTGACTTCTGCTATATATTAGTGTAGTATATACTTGTGCTACACTATTAAGGCACTTAGAGTAACACATGTTACTCTGCACATAGGCAAACATTTAGGAGGCTTAAACTATGGCAACATTAGCAGAAATCCGGGCGAAGCTCAAAGAGCAAGAAGCAAATACCGGTGGTAACCGTCAACAAGGCGGTGATAACGCAATTTACGCATTTTGGAATATCAAAGAAGGCGAAAGCGCAACGCTTCGATTCCTACCTGATGGAGACGATACAAACACTTTCTTTTGGAAAGAACGTTTGATGATCAAACTTCCGTTTAATGGAATTAAAGGCGAAACTGATTCTCGACCAGTACAAGTACAAGTTCCTTGCATGGAAATGTATGGTGAAACTTGTGACGTACTTAATGAAGTTAGGGCTTGGTTTAAAGACCCAGCACTAGAAGACATGGGTCGTAAGTATTGGAAAAAGCGTTCGTATATTTTCCAAGGATTCGTAACTGACAATCCGTTAACAGATGATTCAAAACCAGAAAATCCTATTCGTAGATTTATTATTGGTCCGCAAATTTTTCAAATTATTAAAGCGGCTCTTATGGATCCTGATATGGAAGAACTTCCAACAGACTATACTGCGGGTGTAGACTTCCGTCTTAATAAAACTAGTAAAGGCGGATATGCAGACTATTCAACATCAACTTGGGCTCGTAGAGATCGTCCATTAGGTGATAGCGAAATGGCAGCAGTTAATGCACATGGACTATTTAACTTTTCAGACTTCCTTCCAAAGAAGCCTGATGATGTTGCAGTTAAGGTAATCAAAGAAATGTTTGAAGCGTCAGTAGACGGTGAAGCATATGATCCTGAACGTTGGAGTAACTACTTCCGTCCTGCAGGAATGCAAGCGAGAACTGGTGACCCTACTAAGGTAGCATCACCTAATGCAACTGCAACTAGTCAAAGTGCTCCGATAGCGCCGGCACCAGTTGCACCAGTTGCACAAGTGGAAGCACCAGTTGTTGTAGCACCAGTAGCTGAAGCTCCTGTAGCACCAGTGGCTCCAGCAGTAGAAGGTGGTGACGCAGCTAATATTCTTGCAATGATCCGTTCAAGACAGAACCAAGCATCGTAGTAAAAAACTAAAGAGTGGAGAAGGTAATTCTTCTCCACTTATTAGCTTATCATAGGAGAAATAATGGCTAAATCATTTGACGTAAGTAAGTTCCGTAAGGACTTAACTAAAAGTATTCAAGGCATGAGTAGCGGGTTTAATGATCCAACAGATTGGATCTCAACAGGCTCATATGCACTAAACTATCTTATTAGTGGCGACTTTCATAAAGGTGTTCCGCTAGGTAAGGTTACTGTGTTTGCAGGCGAATCAGGAGCAGGTAAGAGTTATTTCTGCGCTGGCAACATTATAAAACACGCACAGGATCAAGAGATCTTTGTAGTCCTAATTGACACAGAGAATGCACTTGACGAGAGCTGGTTGCAGGCATTGCAAGTAGACACAAGTCCAGAGAAGTTGCTCAAGCTCAATATGAGTATGATCGACGATGTGGCAAAAACTATCTCAACATTTGTTACAGACTATCGTGCAATGGACGTAGAAGATCGTCCTAAGGTACTATTTGTTATTGACTCGTTGGGCATGTTACTAACACCTACTGATGTCGATCAGTTTAACAAAGGTGATATGAAAGGTGATATGGGTCGTAAGCCAAAGGCATTGACTTCACTTGTTCGTAACACAGTTAACATGATTGGTTCACTTAACGTAGGCTTAGTATGTACTAACCATACATACGCATCACAAGATATGTTTGACCCAGATGATAAGATCAGTGGTGGCGCAGGCTTTATCTATGCATCAAGTATTGTTGTTGCAATGAAGAAGATGAAACTAAAAGAAGACGAAGATGGTAATAAGATATCAGAAGTTATGGGTATACGTGCTGGCTGTAAAGTAATGAAAACTCGTTATGCAAAACCGTTTGAAGGTGTGCAAGTGAAGATTCCTTATGAAACTGGTATGAATCCTTACTCCGGACTAGTTGAATTGTTTGAGAAGAAGAACCTGTTAGTTAAGCAAGGTAACCGACTCAAGTATATTGACTTAGATGGTGAAGAGCATCTCGATTATCGAAAGCAATGGCTTGGACCTAAACTTGACATGGTTATGGCACAATACAACGAAAAAATGAAGCCTGTTGTAATTATCGACGAAGTTGAATTAGAAGAAGCAACCCAAGATCAGATTGAGGAGATAAGCACACATGGATGAAAGACAGATAGTTGAAGTATGGACAGTATTTAAAGAATATTTAGATAAAAAACAAATACATGCTGCAGCTGAACGCTATGTTGATTTGCTGTGTGATATGGGTGTATCAGAAGAAACATTTAAAGAAGCAATAGGATCAGAGGCACAACTTGACGATGCTATTTGCTATTATTTAGATATGGATCAGTCTAGTGATGAAGACGAAGACGACTTGTTTGGGGAAGAGTAAAAGTTATGGGTTGGTATTCTGAAGTATCTAGAAACGTATCAAAGATTCCTGCTGCAATTGATTACTATGAAAAACAAATAGTAGAAGCAAAGACTGAAATAAAGTTATCAGGAAACGTTGAAAGAGCAGCGGCAGAGTTGCCAGGAATAGTAGCTCATAGATTTAATCAGCTTCAAGAAATTGAAGCAATCCTACATTACATGAATATTGAGCTACGTAGGTTGCGTAGCTCATATTTTAAAAAATATCTTGAAAACTATCAACGAGCTTTGTCAAGCCGTGACGTTGAAAAATACGT